CGGCAGTGATCATCCGGGGACGCTGATTCAACAGCTAAAACAAATGAAGCATTCAAGCTCCACCCGTTTCTCCGCGGAGGTCAATCCGATCACGAGGGACGTCGTCGAGTGCTTGCGTGCACGCGCCAACATCTGGTATGAAAATGCCACCAGCCCTGGTGCTCTTGGAGAGAGCACCCGAGGGGGCACAGTTGAGTGTGAGGTCAGGTCGATTGGATACCAACTCCCTAAGGGGAGTTTGGCGTCGACCTGGCACACCTGGCAAAAAGACTATACAGTCTTTGTTCGCCGAAAGGCTTTCCACGACCGTCTGAGTTCTGCTCGCTGGCAGTACACACGACGTGAGTCGGAGAGTAAGGGCATTCCAAGGCCCGAACTCCCCCCTTGGTCCGAGAGGGACCAGAAGTGGTTAGCATCCCTGACTGACAAACAACGAGAATCCCGCGAACCTCGCCCCGTTGACAGTCCAGAAGTCTTGATGTCTGCAAGCATCGAGAAAGCGCTGCGTTTTTCCGAATCCTTTCTCCTTTGGATTCGGTTGCAGCCCGAGCCCCCACGCGTTCCCTTGAACGGATGGTGGAGCTTGACTTTGGCCCTGACCGGTCTGTACATGATTGGTCAAGCAGAAGGCTTCCTTAAATTGAAGCTGGCAACATTCGACGGGCAGTCGAAACATCAGACGGAGTTGCCAACCGTCCCCGCTGAGTACCACTCGCGCGCCATCCGGAGCAGGACGTTCCTGCCCGGTCCGGAGGGGGCGCGTTTGGGTGCCTGGATTGGGGGAACGCTAGCCCGCGGGCAGGCGTTCACCTTCTTCATGAAGCGGGCTGCTGCTGAGATGAGTGAAACTCAGATTCGGCAGGCCGAGGAGAAGTCGTTCAAAATCCTGACGACACCACACAAGCAAGAGACCGCCCACTTCGCATTCGCGAACGGTGAACAATTGCTTGTGACTCCTGAGGTGCTAGATGCGCAGGTGGCCCGTACGGTTCGAGAGATTGTTGCTACACTCAAGAACCCCACTTTCCACCCCATCATGCCAAGTCAAGTCCCCTCCGCTCACGCCCACTGCTCTACGTCACGAGCTGAGGGTGGTGCGAAAGGACGAGTGGCGGCCGTACAACCGGCCCTGGTCAGTTTCATGTCGGTCCTGAAGGACCTTCCGGCAGTTCGCGCGTGTGCGCCCACACCTTATCTGCCCGTCATTCCAGACGGGTGTGATGGGGGATGCATGGGTGATTGCGTTTCCTGCTGGCGGGGCCACGATGGCCGCCTGACAGATCTTCCGTTGGACTACTACTCCATTGTGCAGGAGGCTTCCACGGAGAATTCTGAGTACAGACCAGTCCTCCAATCGTTGGGTTTGCGACCCCCCAACGAGGAGATGGGTTCGGCCAGCCGGCCGATCCAACATTGGTTCGACGAGACTGTTTGTCGATGGGCGGCACGGGATCTCACCGTGCATGCCTCTCCGGAGACCAACTTCCGGGCCAAAGTCATTGGGCTCCCTGAGCCCCTGAAGATCCGGACCATCACAGCGGGTCCTGAGAGTGCCTACTACACGGCATCGTATCTTCAGAAGTTCGTCCATGGCGCCTTGCGGCGCCACGATGTTTTCCGACTGATCGGCCAGCCCTTGGCGCTTTCGGATATGCATCGGACCTTCTTCCGGCCTCTCCAGGCTGGGGAGTTCTTTGTCAGTGGGGATTACAAGTCAGCTACCGACCTCATCTCCGCTCGACTTTCGAATGTGTGCGCACGGGAGTGGTGCCAGGCGACTGGCATTCCCGCGCATCTCGAAGAACTCTTTGTCACTGCCTTGACCGGCCACACGGTCCAGCAGGGAAAGAAGGTTGGCCAACAAGCCAATGGACAACTTATGGGTTCGCCTGTTTCCTTCCCGGTGCTTTGCATTATCAATGCGGCGCTGACCCGATACGCTCTCGAGGTCCGGTATGATACCGTAGGGAAGACTCCGTTGGGAAAGTATCCCCTCCTGATCAATGGCGATGACGTAGCCTTTGTGACAGATAAGGATGGGTATGAACTCTGGAAGATCATCACACGCTTGGGTGGTCTCCAGTTTTCATTGGGAAAGAATTTCACTTCTCCCGACTTTCTCGTTCTGAACTCCTGCATGTTCGAGCTTACGGGGCGCCGATGCCCAAAGCCTATGGCAGAGTCCAGTGCAAGTCGTTGCGAGCCGTTGCCGCGACGTGGTTACCGGTTCCATCCGGAGGACGCTAAGCGCGTGGGAGTGACTACCCAAGCCGAGCGAACCCTCCAGTACCGAACCATTGAGGAGCATGGCTATGCTCATCTCCATGACTTGCCGGAGTGGCTGGACCAATCCTGGTTGGCCTCAGCACGAAACGTCTTTCATGTGTCTCCTTATCTCAATCCGGATTACCTCGGGCCTGTTGGCCGGGTCCTACCGTTTGAGAACACACCCCTCCATAAGATGCCGGCCTTCCGCCGGTACGATCTTAAAGACATAGAGGGTCTCTTCCGTCCCGAAGGATATGCGATCCTTCCAGGCCTTCAACAAGCCTGGCTGGGCCGATCGACTGGTGCGTACCGTCATCGACTCAACGTGGAGTTCATCAGAAGTTGGAAGCCGGTCCTGGCTCTCAGCTCTGGGAAGAAAGGAAACACCCCGTATACCACCGACTGGTGGCTCCCTACGGGTCTTGGAGGTCTCGGTTTGGAAAATACCGACCCTGACTCCAAGCTGGAAGTTTCAAGTTCGCTTGCGTCGCGTAAGCTTGCTCACTGGTTGTACCACCACCCGGAGCATGTGCCTGTTGCGATGCCTGCCCTCACCTTCCGTGGTGAGTTGGCAGAGCGAATCCAGAAGACCGTGGCGTCGTATGAACCGACCTTCTTCCCCGCGGAGGCTGCTTTGCCTCCAGGCTATGTGAGCCATGCGGACCTCGTCACAACCGTTGAGCGTATCGGTTGGATGGGGACGTTCCAGGCGGAACAGGAAGGGCCGGTTTGGCGCCGTGGTTGCGACAAGGAGTCGCGGAGGTTCGTCTTGGCCGAGGCCTTGAAGAGATTCCGTGAGTCGCGTGCCCGTTTGTGGGCGACCGGTAGTTCTAGTTCCAACGCGGGACCCAAAGAACGACTCCGGCAGAGTTGGTGGTCAGGACCTGCCATCAACCCCGAGATGCTTGCAGCATTTCGACCCCCTCAGCGCGCTTATTGCCTTGAACTTCCGTCAAGACCTAAGACTGAACTTCGGCGCGCAGATGAGGCCCCAACGACAACACCATGGTTGCCGGTTGGGAAGCTTGTTCCCGGAAGTGGTGTGCTCGAGGCCGTTTGCAACGGCCTGTATGAGGAGCCCACCCACCTCTCACCTTATAATGACCGCATCTCCCATGCGGCAGTCGAAACGGCGTTCGGCGATTACAAGTTGGAGGTTCTCCGGTTGCAAGGAATTGCAAGCCACTTTCCCCACCTCTACCCAGGGGTGGAGGGAAGTGCCGATGTCTGGAAATATCCTCGGTTCGCTGCCGAGGAGTTGATTCCGGACTCGGAGATGGCCCTAGTCTCCTAATCCTGCGCTTGGTCGCAGGACGGGGAGGTTCGCCATCTCTGCCCAGGTCTTGTCCACCTGAGGCGCTCCCGAGTGAAGTACTCGTTAAAGCTTCCCTTACCAGACCGCTCGACTAGCGGTCCCATGCG